TTTTTTCTTATATTTTCTTGTACTATAATTATGCAAGTAAGCATAGCACATACTAATCTCACCCCACTCACTTAATAACTCCTCAATCTCATGACTCCATTCGTCTATATTATCTGGTAAGTGTCTCGGTGTCTGCATACGATCCATTTATATATTATAATTTTATTTTTATTTTAAAGAATGAATTAATTTCTTTGTTTAATTATACGATAATGGAATCTTCATTAAAACCAATTGACGCAGTAAATGAAACTTTACGGTCAACCAACAATATATTAAATGAAGTTAAAATTGATATTATCTGTATCAAAAGTGATTTAATGTTTATCAAGGATAGACTTAAGGAAATCCGTGAATCGGAAGATGTACGAAAAGAGAAGGAAGCCCAAATATCAAAGGGTTGGTTATTTTCAAATTAAAAAGTAAATTTAAAATCTAAAAATTATATATATATAATATATATATAAATGGATAGACCAGCACCCAAGGTTTTTAAAGTGAAAGATCCAGACCCAGATGATAAGTTTAGTGATATACATCCACATCTTCCGCAACCTCCATCATTACTTTTAATCATAGGAAGCGTCAAGGCTGGTAAGTCAAATCTATTAGTGAATCTATTATGTAACCCAGACATGTATAAAGATAAATTTGATATTGTAAAAATTATAAGTAATACATTAAATGCTGATCCAAAGGGAAAACTAATGAATAAATATTTTGATTGTGAAGACCATTATAATGATGATATGATTACAGAATTAATTGAGAGTCAGAAGAAATATGAAGATTTTGAAAGACCAACAATTGCGTTGGTTTTAGATGATATTTTAACAAAAGATTTTAAGAAAGGTAATGCTGTAAGTTTTCTCGCAACCAGATTCCGTCATTATGGTATAGGTCTCTTAGCGTTCACAACTCAATCCTTTCGTGCAGTAAGTGGACTCATCAGAAATAATGCTACAGATGTGATTATCATGAAACAACAGAATGCGAAAGAAACGGAGAAAATAAATGAAGAGTTCGGCGATTTATTCCCTAATATTTTCATGGAGTTATACAAGAAAGCAATTGAAGATGCTCCGTATTCATTTTTATATTTGGATATTCAGACATCACCAGCAACTGCATATATTCGGTTTGAGACAAAAATCGCAGAGGGTGAGAAGAAACTATTTTAATTTAATTTTCTTAATAATTTTTTTATATCTTTATATTATAAAATATGGATTTATACGGTCAAGCATCAATTAATCAAGCAAATGCTCAAAGTCAAAATGTTAGGTCTCTGAATGAAAGTGCGAATGATTTTAACAATTCATTAGCGTCACAAGCGGATGCGGCAAAGACTGCTGGTGATAGTGAAGCCACTGATGTATTACAAAAGAATCTTGTTTCGACTGGGACTGCTGGTGGTAAATTACTTCTGAAACCATCGGCGTTAGGTGCGGCTGGGACAAAACTTGGTGAAACTGTTGGCGTTGTAGCCAAGCCAGTCCCAGTCCCAGAAAATCTAACATTTGTTACAGATGAAGGTGCGGCAAAAACTATCGGTACAGAGGGTGCAGAATTAGGTGCGAAAGATGTTGCTGGTGCGGCAGTTGCTGGTGCTGGTGGTGTCCTTGATATTGCTAAGGATATAAGTAGAGAGAGTTTTGGATCAAATAATTATCAGAGAGTTGGAAATATTGGAAATATTATTGGGTCTGGTTTAGAAGTTGCTGGTATTGCGAGTGGTGGAATTACTCCATGGTCATTAGCATTAGAAGGGACTGGGGCGGCAATATCTTTTGTTTCTTCTATTGTTGAAACTGGTGGTGATATTAAAGAAGGAGAGGCAGAAGAAGCAAAGGCAAAAACTGATATTGATTCACAACAGAGAGGTCAAAGTGTAGCCCAGCAAGTTGAGACAGCCGTTGGTGGAGGTTATTAATTTTATTTTTATTTTTAAATTTATATGTAAGTTAATTTTTTTTTATTTATTTTATAATAATTTTATATATTGTATATTATAAAATATGTCTGGTTATTGGAGAAATGATGATAAAATTAAAGTATCTCAAACTCAAGTTGCAGTAACTTCTACTAATGGTCGCTCGTATACTGGGACGGCTGGGCAGAGTGGTCGTCGTGTGGATTTTGAGATTCCTTCGACAGTTAAATTCATGGATGGTAAAAATTCCTATTTAAATTTTGATGTTAAATTAGCAATTGGTGCGATCCCCACTCGTCTTCAGTTAGACCCCACCATAGGTGGTCAAAGTTTAATCAAAAATATTCGCATCTATTCTGGGTCAAGAGCTGTTTTACTTGAAGAAATATCTGACTACAATGCTAAAGTCCAAATTCAGTATTCCTATGATGCTGATGAATCCTTAAGAAAGATGAGAGCGTTAAAGGAAGGTTGTCTCGTAACCACGGTTGAACAGCGTGGGACACTCGGTACATCTGTATCTAACAATATTGATATTCGTAGTAATCCTTATTACAGCGAAGTTGCTACTGTGCCGGTCGGTCGTGACTGGGGAACTCCAGCTGATTTCGTAGCATGTAAATGCTCACTCCCAATCCATTGTGGACTCTTCGCTGATTCTTCTAAAATCTTCCCAGTTTTAATGACTGACGGATTATTTTTGGAAATAGACCTCGAAGACCCAGCACGGTGTATTAAACAGTTGGATAGTGTTAATCGCAATCGTCGTCTCGCACAGAACCCAGTATTCCATGGTATTGATGCCGCTGGAACTGCTATGATAATTGATAATGCCGCTAATCTTACTGAAATATTCCTTGGAAAACAGAATCATATGACCTCGGTTGCTAATTGTCCCTTCACAAAGGGGGAGCAAGTCGGTGTCTGTGATATTACTAATCCAGCACTTACTTGTGCCTTGACTACTACGGCTGGTGGTGGTGCTGGTGGTACTCAATTATATCCTATCATCACGGATATTACTATGGATGGTGGATATGTTAAATTGACTCTTGGTGAATTCCAGAATAGTAATGTTGGAACTGGTCTTGGAGCGACGAGCAACAATTTTGTCCTCTTTAGTGCGGCAGTTGATCAATACCGAGTCCAGATTGCTGATCCCACAGTTGTTCTCATCCCTAAACTAACTTTATATGATGCGGCACTTGAAGTGAGTGACATGGAATTAGTCGTCCAGCAAGTTGGAGTTGATCCAAGATATGAGCAAGGTATGATGAAGAAAATGCGTGAAGGTGGCTCAATTGATATTGATATTAAATCAGTAACTAATTACAAACATTCACTTCTGAAGTCCAATCGTAATGCGACCATAAATTTAGCAGTTTCAAATACTCGTGCCCAAGCGATGTTAATTATGGCTACGGACGCATCAACTCTTGATACTGCTGACCTTATTGGTGGTCTATCGGCAACCTATCTGGAAGAGGAAGGAACTATGGATACTCAACTTCATTCTATCCGCTCTGGTCAAGTGGGAGTCATTGATCAGTTGTCTACATATCAGTTTGTGATTGACGATAAACTTGTCCCCTCCAGACCTATTAATGTATCCAAAATTAATAAGGGTGTAAGTATTTCTGCACAGCCTTTGGTTGAATTAGAAAAGGCACTCAACCAAGCTGGAATTGTCCCTCGGTCGTTTGTTGATTACAACAGAAATTTCCTAATAGGTAGGGGATACGCGATGTCGGATGGAGTTTCTGACCTTAACAATAAATCAAATCAGTTACAACTCTTCTATAATGAATCGTCTGTTACTGGTGTAGACCGCCCTCCTCTGGTTGATAAGCTCCTCTACTGCCTCCTCTTCCATGTAAGGAGAATTACGATCAAAGGAGATTCAGTAAGTGTAACTCTCTAAATATTTTCTAACCATCTTTATTTTTTTTTTAATTTAAATTTATTTTATATTGTAATATTATAAAATGAGTGTTGATAAGAAGTATCTTTCCATCCAGCCGAATAATGTACCGTCAAGCGGTAAAGTTTCCTTTGCTCGTGGTAATCCAATCCTAACTATTACTCTCGGTCGCCAAGATGGTGTCCTTGACCTTTCTACTCTGCGTCTTGCTGGTGACCTTAATATTTGGCGTGATGCTGCTGGGACTCTTCATCCTACTGCGGCGGCGGCATCAGAATTGCGTGGGTCTCATAAACTTGGAATTTATTCCGCTATTGATCAGTTAGTTTTCCGTCATGCGGAGACCAAGCAAGTCATTGAACATATTAGAAATTACGGAAGATTTATGTCTTCCTATATGCCGGTTATGGCTGGAACACAAGATTGTGCCGGTCATCTTAGTGAATCTGCTTTGATTATGCCCAACTACAAATCGTATCGTGATACTGTTATCCGTGCGACTAGTTCGTCGCCCTTCTGCATTCCGCTTCCGTCTGGTCTGACCCTTGGTGGGG